TTAAAACACTCCCCGTAGTTGAATTCTCTTCCATGCGACAATACTGTTGTCACTATTTAATGTTGCTCTTAATTGAACATATCCACTGTTAGAATCGTTTCTTATCGAGCAACTGTTAGCATTTTGTGATGTAATTACTGCTGATGTAGTAGTGCTAGATTGATTGTCAGCAAATAGAGCGAATGTAACTGGCTCTGTGACTTCTTGGGCATTGTTATAAACAGTAGCAGCGTAAGTTAAAGTTTGTCCTTGTCTAATTGAATCTGAACCGTTAATGTGAATGGAATAATCATCTTCAACTATTTCCTCTACATTTATCTGAATAACATCATATACTCTAGGATCTCTTTGTAACCTTGCAGTAATTGATACGTTTCCTTCCTCATGTGCTGTAACAAGTCCATTCGTTCCAACTGAAGCAATTAATTCATCACTGGATTCAAATAAAACATTTTCACTAACAATTTGCCCATTAGCAGTAACAACAACATTTAATTGGAGTGTAGCACCTAGAATCATTGAAATATTATCGCTCGTAAAATAGACATTATAAGTAACCAATCGATCAGCATTTGCTATTTCATTTTCGATATCATCACCAGGAACAAATACATCTACATCACACGTTAAACGAATAAGGCCTTTTTTACTTTTATCCACTCCTACAACTTTCCAAGGACTACCCATTTTAATGAAACGTTGGTCACGTTCAATGTTATCAGTGATCTCGTTTTGTTGATGTGTAACAAGTATTTTACCTGTTGGCATAGTAATGTACTGCCCATTGTCAACATCAAACGTCCTAGATTCGATTATGCTTAGACCTTCATGCAATTGCCCATTTAATACAAACTTAATTGAATAGTTGCAGTTACGTATTATGGACTTGTATTTACTGTGTCTAGGTGAAACCGTTTCTGTGATGACAAAGTATTTATTATCGATATAATCAATCACATCACCACGTTTTATAGGCGAAAGAGTAGAGATATATCTATCATCATAATCAATTATCACATTAAGTTTAGGGTTCGTTATAATGGCTCTAGCAGGTGTATTGTTGATTAATATATCCTTCCCTGCCATTTGAAGAAGATTGTTAAAATCCTCATTGTCATTGTCAAATAGGTTGAACATATGCTTACCTCCTTATATTGATAATCTATAAAGTATCATTTTGTACACGGCTAAGGTTGAACTTCAACCTAACCTCTGCAATTTTGCCGACGTCGGCATATTTCGGTGATATGTGTCACCCAACCTGCAAAATTGCAGAGTCCTCGGCTTTGGCAAATCACCATATCCGAATCAGAAGAATATAATATTCGGCACTTCTGACGAAAGAAAAAGGACTGCTCAAAACTGAGCAATCCCAAAACTTAACAATCTCAACATCTTATCATATTTTTTGCTAATCTTCTTAGATGACTGTCTGATCAATGCCTTACGATCTATATCATTCATTTTTGTACCCCCATTCTGACTTCGTACAAGCCCCATACAGACGTTTTACATGTACTAGTTAAATTGTTACGAACTGTATGGAATGATCACTAGGATTAAACATATGGAAGCCTAGAAGTGATTTATGAGTTGAACAGCATGAAGAAGTTACTATCCGACTGTTCATCAGTTTTCATTGAGCGTATCTTGCGTTCTAACTGGTCAATTCTCGCCTGAACATTCTCCGCAAATTGACTTACACTCATATCATCTTGTTTATAGTCCTTCATATTAGATGGATTGTTAGCAATAGATTCAAGAATAGAGAGTGCTGCACGATAGATATTACGCTTATTTGTGGCTGATTGGGCTTGATAAGGTGAACTAGGAGTTAAATCTGATTCCATTAGGTAAATGGATAATTCATCTTCTGATAAGTTGATTCCCTTAGTTTCAAGGGATAAGCGTTCTAAATTTGTCATAGGTAAATCCTCCTTATAAAATATAGTTAGTGATGATCGACAAGACAATGCAGAATACAAATAAGATATTTTGACCTTTCATTTGTTAGCCTCCTTAGGTTGGAAATATTGACATAAAAAAAAGAGCCGTGATTGGCTCTTACTGACGAGTAGAAATGGAATCTAAAATACCGTCTCTAAAGTATAAATAATTTCCATTTCCATATACCCATTGTTCTCTTGTACCATATCTTGTTGAAGAATTATTTTTCGATTGTGGCTCACCCCAAGATGATTTTAATACATCTTCAGCAGCCATTCCAATAATGACTCCAAATTTTCCTTCATTCCCTTTCTTTCGTTCCTCAATCAAAATCTCTAATGAAGTTTTTAAATCCTTAATTTCATCTATCGGATCAATTATTTTTTCTAGAGAATACTCTGGTAATGATGGTATTCCAGGAATATACATATCATCATCTTCTTCAACATACCATCTATAAGCACTAGCAAGATTATATAAATCTTTAAAAGTTTCATTAGTACTAGACACAGTTGCCATAGTGACTTCACTATATTTTCCATCTTTGATTTGTTCAATATATTTATCAATTAATTCTTTTTCTCGTTGTTTTGCTATTTCTGCTAATCTTTTTTGCTCATCTTTCTCTTCTTGTATTAATTTTTGTTCAATGTCGCTTAATTCTTGCTTTATACCTTGATCCAGTTTGTCATAAAACGTCTTTGCATTTCCCCACTTTCCATCACTTATTAACTCATTTAATGATTCCGATACTATTTCAGTAAGTTTTCTAGTAAGATATTCGTCTTGGAGCGGATTGTCTTCAAATACTTTGAACATTAAAGTGTAATCATGAGTTTCAAATAATTTCACTACCTCATTAAACTGTGATATTTCATGATAGTTGTATTTATGTACATCTAGTTCCTTATTAATCAAATCGTATTCCTGTATTTTTGTTTCTGCTTCAGCCCATTTTTCCTCTTCGATTAATCCATTTACCTCTTCTACTTGTTTTTGTGTCTGACTACATGCTGTTAATAAAAACAAAATTGATACAAATACAAATACTCTTTTTAACATTCATCCACCCCCATTAGTAATTTTCCATGTAAATAATACCATTGTATAGTTCATTTGTCCTTATATTTCTGAAAATTTTTCCATTAAAGTGGTCAAAAGAAAAGCACTCGGTTAGGAGTGCCTAGTAATACGAGAATTAACTATTAAGTCCTTTAAAAAATTGTGCAGTTTTCTTACCCTGTTCAATCTTAGCGTCTTCTAACTTTTTAACGGATTTAACAGTTGCAGCGAGTGAATCAAAATTTACTAATGAGTAGGCTCCATAAGAGATGATTGAAGTTTTGAATGCTTCCTTTTCTGTTATAAACTGTTTAGTGAATTCTAGTTTGCTATGATTACTTTCTAGAAACACTTGGCAATCCGATAACCATTCAAAAATATCTAGGTTATTATTCTCGTGCTCAACATTCTTTCGTACTTCATCAATTCTTTCAACCAAGTTATTAATATCCATATCTTTCACCTCCCTTCTGCCTACATTATTAGACACGAGAGAGGAAATTCCTGCTAGTTTGTGTAAACTTTTAGGATGTGAAAAATTGAGTATACTAGGGCGAATATTTATCACTTAGGGGTATCGCCTAAACTAGTCAAAACACGAACATTAGCCCATATACTGGCAATGAATCAAGGGTATAATTGACGTTATACCTGCGATTCGTTTGATTGGCATTAATTAGGTCAAAATAAGACCACAATCTACCATAGAAAGTGGTCAAGATAGGAGGGAAGGGACGAAATTCAGATAATTACCAAAAATCCCCATCAAATTCGACTATGACCACCAATTTTTAAGTATAATAAAGCCCCATATAACAGGCGAAAAATTCTCAGTATCTTACCTTTACACTCAATCCCATGTTTCATCTACCTTCATAGTTCATCTATATATAATATATAAGTCAAATCAAACCACCATATATAGAATTAGTACCTACTACTAATTTGAATCCTACATCAATCCTCATCATCACTCTGATCAATGCTTTTATTATCCCCAAGTCTTAATAACTCAGATTGAACATCAGTTGTATAAGGACTATGATTTAATATACTCTCTAAACTAATGGCTTCCATATCATCCAACACTTTTAGATTGTCTATGATCTCCTTGTTGTTACTTGGCATAGCATACGAGAACACCATATCCAACGTATCATAATCTTCATCTTTAAATGTTATATTCCTATATGATAATAATCTTCTTATCTTATCATGTCTTTGTTCTATACCTTCACGCATAAACATTTCATTCCATCCTGCTTTAACACTAGCCAATGAGAACAGAAGTTTAATACTAACCTCACTCAGATTGCTTATGTCCGTCTTATTCATGCTGACAGCAGGAGTAGAGGAGATGTCCAAAAGGGCTTGAAGTAGAGTCTTATAGATATTTTCAAACGTACTAGAATCCAATTGATTCCCAACCATTTTAAAATCTGAACCATCATCAAGATTAATGCCACCACCAACAACTTGAGTAGGCAATCCACCGCCTTTTAATTGTTGTCCAATGGCTACAGGGATAGGATTCATAAACTTATAAAATCCATCTGTATATTTACTAATTAAATCTTCCATTGAATCAAGAATACTAATAATATCCTCTAACTCTGATTTACCGTCTGTATCGCTCAGTTCATTCTGAGAATGATAAATAATAGGGAGACCACTTACATTTGAATATTGCCCTGTAAGAGTCAATGAACCACCTCTATTATCATATTTCTCAACTACGTCATCCTTAATGACTGTATAGTAATCTACACCATCTACAGTATAGTACTCAATGAAAGCAATCAAATTGTTCTCATGATCATAGACAGGGTATGAGTCAGCAGGATCAATTACTTTACTTTTAATCTGCTTTCCATCTAAGTAAACATACTCTGCTACGATACCGTATTTAATTACCTTATCAAGAAGGTTAAAATTCAACCTGTCATACTTACCTTGCTTATGAATGCTCTTATACTCATGAACAACATCTTCACTACCTGTAAGAGTAATAGGATGCTGTAGTAAATAAGCGGTTTGATAGTTGAGAAGCGTCTTAGCATACTGTAAAACTATCTTACGAGGATAGAACTTCTTTCCGTTGTACTCTTCGACTTGTCTATTTAAAATGGCATGTTTACCACTTAGATATTCTTTCATGTCGATAATCCTATTAACTCTTTGTTGATTGTGAATGCTCTTTACTTCCTCAACAAACCAATCAGACCGTCCTTCATGATACTCATTAATATATTTTTCGATATTCATTATTTAGCCCCCTTATAAATAAAATAACCACCGTAAAATTACAGTGGTTCTCTAAGCAACATCTACATACCATTTTCCTGTTTTCATTCCTTGAATAGCCAATGCGCTACTAATAACTAAATCATCATGGTTATTTTCACCTTTCTTGTTACCCATTTTTCCGTCAGATTCCTGAAAAATCTGCATCTGCTGAAGTGTCTCTTTACATTCAAGATTAATCATTCCACACTCAAATTGTTCCTTGTAGTCACTTATTAAAATGGATTTGTTTGCTGCGGTTGTAGTCCAACCTAATTGAAGTTTCCTTTTACCTTTCATATCGAAAAGTTTTTGCTTATAAAGATTCATATATTGGTACTCTTTCCGCAATCTTTCAATGACAGGGAGACCATATGAATTTCTTTCCACACATAAAAACGCTTGGTAGTAATATCTCCCCAAAGCGTCAACAATCTCAGCAAATTTATAGATAGGTACTTTATTAGAATAGAAACTAGCCACTTGTTGACCTTCACTATTGAATATACTAATACTAGATGCGTCATTACTGCCCCCTGAACCGCTTGCAGAATCACAGCCAGCGTAGTAGCGTCCACGTTTAGGCAAATGATAAATATATAGCCCCCGATTAATAAACGCTCTCAGAACCTCTGGTAACTCGTCATACACTTCATTAGTTGCTAATGGATCTATGACATAGTTTAATCTTTCTAATACTTTAGATTGATCAAATACACTTTGACCTGTGCTTATGAAACTTTCCATTGGATTAGAAGGGTACTCCTGGTAAAACTCTTGTAATGACATATCGGTAAGTTTCCACCTACGCCACATCAAAAATCTTAAATTAGCACCCTTATCATATAGAACTTTCTCATCGGGTTCTAAATCCTTTGCTTGCAATCTCTTTCCCTTATTCTCTGATCTATACCATTTTTCCGCTTCATCATGTTCATGTTTAAATTGTATCTTATACAAAGAAGCATAGAAGGGGACGAAGAACGCTTTATACTTACTACCTTGTCCCTTGTATGCTTTCATAAATACCTTCTGATAGTTGTTGAATCCATTTGAAGTTGTTTCAATGACAACTCTTGAATTTTCATTTTTAGCCAGTGATTGTTCGGCAGATAATAATACCTTCTCCTGATTCTGATAGAATGCATACTCAGAAAGGAGAATATACTCATAAGTTGAGCCACGACCAACATCTTTGTTACCTGCTACAATACAAGTGATACGGCTGCCATTATCAAATAGCAACTCATTTCTATTGTCACGTTTTACCGCAGGAAAGAGAGAAGGATATTTATCTCTTTGGAGATATGTATTCATCATCTTTAAACGCTCAAATAGGGCACTAGATGAATCACCTTTATAGGAGACAATCAAATAGTTAGTATTAGGTTTAGTCAACGCATAAAAAAGGCACAGGCCAAGGGAGAGAGTAGAGAATCCTCCTTGACGTGCTTTACTAATGATATTAAATTTAGTCATTCCATCTACAAATTCATTCTGCTGATCATTTAATTCAAACTGAATCAAATCACCATTGTTATCTATTATTTTTAAGAAGTTCTTAGCATATTTTTTAAAATCAGATATGATAATCTGCAACTTTTCTTTCTTGCTTAATTGCTTTGTCCTAGCCATACTCTAACCTCCAATATAAAAAGGGATTGCAGATTTGCAACCCCTGCTTGAAATTTCAAGCACCATTTACTGGAACACGAAATTTAGTGTCCAATATAAAAAGGAGTGCCGTATTAGACACCCCTTAACCAACGGAAAAAGTCGTTTGTCACAACTCTAATCCATCATCTTCATCCTCAGTTTCATCGTTATCAGATATATCTTTAAATGCTTTATCCGCATTCTTTGCATGTTGCTGTATCTCCTTATGCAATGATAGAAACAACTTCACACTATTACTATCGCCTTCCTTTGCTTTAGTAGATACAACGCTATATATTTCCTCTAGGTCATTAGCCATCCTGCTATCAAGGTATATCGCTAATAATCCTTTGTATTCAGGTGACCTCTCCCACGCAAGATAAGGATTCATCGTTTTCTTATCTACTGATTTAAGAAACTGTTCCTCTGTTTTCTTCTCTAAACGCTGATCATATCGAATATCATGTTTCCACTTAAAGTATTCTCTTTTCTTCCAATCACGTACATTTTTTAAAGCGTCATATATATTCATTATTGCTCATCCTCCAATCGATCTAAGTTATCCTTAACCATTGAGCGAATATCCTCTAGCATTTCTTTCACCTGTTTAATGTCATTTTGTATTTCATCATTTATCTCGTTAAACTCTTGAAAGTCATCTTTGATCTCTTGGTAAAATTCTATCTTCTTGCTTTTAGATTTGAATAGGTTAAACACTTAATCATCCTCCATTAGATTAATATAATTTATCAGAATATTCACTCTTCCTCATTTTACCTATAATAGATTATTATTATATCTTTCCTGTATCCCATTAGTTAGGGAAGGCAAGTATTCCACCTATATCTAATACACTATTATCCTATACCTCTAAGATTCTTAAATTCATAGTATTGATTCTTCGTACATAATACTTGTAATTGCTTATCATCAAATAATTGTAAGATACAGTCATTGAATGAATCAGAATAATCCATATCATCACATACAAGTTTAAATGTTAAATTGTCTGCTGATTCTAATTGAATGTTAACCTTGTACTTGTTAGGCTTCTTAGTGACAAATTGACCTTTATTACCTTTGACCATTTGATTCCGTTCAACAACTTCTATAATTCCTTGTTCAGCAAGTTTACCTAATAAATTTCTAGCAGATTTCTCAACTAATCCACTTGCTTCAGCCATTTGTTTATAGGACATATAAAAAACGCCATTCTCCAATGAATAGCGTTTACTGTGAATCAGCATACAATATGCAATTAATTTTTCATTTTTACTTTTTAGCCCCATAATCTGTTCCATTTCGGAAAAGTCTACTTCGATTTCATTTTTGCTAATAGTCATTGATATTTCATTGTCATAAATGTACTGGACAATTAACTCAATATCCTTTAAGCAATCATCCCATTTAGTTGTATAGAATTTCTCATCCTGCTTATTCATCCACTCAATCAGCATATCCTTACATTCATCCCTTGTTACTCCAAGATAACGGTAATACTTAGCCAACTTGTACAATGAATTATGTCTCATGCCTGTTTGGGTAAGCCCATCACGTTCTAGTTGCTCAATGGCTTCAATTGTTGCAGATTCATCTACATTCTGTTTGTAAATGTCTAATGCTTGATACTGGCTGTCAATGTAACCCTTGGATTCCTCAACTTGTTCCGCTACAATTTCATCTAGCATATTATCACTTTGACGCTGAAGAATGTCATAGATTAATTGACTATCAATCTTTTCAATAGATAGGAAATAATCCATATTTCTAATTGGCTCTAAGCCCTTGTTATAATCAACATACCAGCATTTATTAGTAAACATATTACCATTCTTAAAATTGATGCCTAGCGGTAATTTAACGCCTTGTCCGTCTGTTGGTCTATATTCCACTTGTCCATAGTCAATATTGAGTAATTCAGATTGATTCATGACTAGCAGATATAAACTTTTAACATGTCTATTTTCTATAGGACTAGAAAAGTATAGATCAACATGATAACCTTTATTTCCGCTATGAGATATATAAATCTTATCCTGTGGTATGCCAATTTCAATTAGCGCATGAACCAGTTTATAGACCGCCCATTTAGCCTTTTCCTTATCTGGTACATCTACATCAAAACATAAAAACTTAGTCAAATATTGGCCTGCAAACACGCCTAGCGTTGCCTTACCTTCTAGGTGACGTTTAACAATTCCATCATTTAATTTAACCGCTTTTTTAGATTGATAGGTATTGATAGTCATATATTCGGCTTTATCATTCATGATTAGATACTTAAATCTGGGTAATATGAACAAGTCATTTATTTTATCTATAATTAGTTTTTGGTTATTCTTCATTGGCAATCCCCTTTTATTTTAATTTCCTATAATCCTCAATTCTATTGAGTAAATCCTGACTTTTAGTAAAGAAGAAAACATTCCTACCGCTGCCACAATCGGATTCTTTTAAAGCATGTAACTTAAAACCTTGCATCATTAAAAAACCTGCTAACCGCTGTGATCTTACGATATAAGTTAAAAATGGCTGTTCTATAGATTGATTCATTGTTTGTTCCTCCAATTATTAAAGTGAAAGAGGGCAGGAAAATTCCCACCCTTTTACGCAATTGTATATTTGAATTTCTTTTTACCAGTTAAAGCAAAACTGATAATTTTACCTTTTAATTTACTCTTAGATTCAATGGAATGAGTATTTCCTATATGATCTCTAAGTTCCCTCAGTAACGTAAATTGTCTTTTTGGCAGTTCTATCGGAACATCAAAAAACCCCTGCAAATCTGCAAGGGGTAAGGTAGTTTGTAAATATCCTTCACTATTCAGTTGTATTCTTGCTTTAGTTTTGTAACATTGCTGAATACTTTCAAAGTCACTTTTACTATGTGCTTTGAGTAGATCAATTAATTTTGTAAACCCCATAATTTCCAAGTATTTAGTATGAACATCTTTAAACCTATCGTCATAATGTCCTAAATAGCCACTATCTATGCCTAATAGAAGGGCTTTTCCTTCATCACTTTTAGGTAAAGGTAAGTCATAGTATGACCACATGGTTAGAACTGTACTCATAGCATATTTATTAAAATAATTTCCACTATGAATATTATATATTGCGTTGATATTGGCTGTCTGAGGATTGACGTAATCATCCTCATGTATCCGAACAACATGATTGCACCAGGATTTACCTTTGTGAAGTGCTAAATCAATACCAATTGCTTTACGTTTATCTGATTGTTGTTCTACATACAAATTACTAAAGTTATAAAAATAATTAATATCATTTCCTTTTACCATTTTTTCAATAGAGCAACCTAGTAAACTATCTAGATCATCCTGTAAGATTGTAGTGTGTTGACCTTGGCTGTAATCATTACACCACTCAGGGAATTTTTCTTTTAATTCTTGCTTCATATTTTAGCGAAAGAGGAAACTCTCCCACTACCTTCAACTTTATAAATCCTTATCCTCTAACCGTCATATTTGACGACCAGATTCCTCCTTTTTCTCCATCAGTCATTATCCTTTATGACTGACCATTAAAAGAAGGAAGTGGTCATGACGAATTTATTACTACTTTCACTTTTTCACCGACCTTTCGTTATTATTTATTCGTTATCAATATAAGTTTGATATTTTTCTAACTTGTCTGGATGTAGGCCTGTTTCTCCCATTTCAAATCGAGATAGAAGGGACTGACTACATCCGATTACTTTGGCTATCTGTGTTAAACGTATCTTTTTGCGTTTACGTTTTATTGTGTATATTTCTCTCTGTTTCAAATCCATTAACTCCACTTTCTTTAACCTTCCTTTCAGAATTATGAATAAAAAAAGAGACAGGTAAGAATTTACCCATCTCTTAGCCTATAAATTAAGCAACGGTTACTACTGCTACACCTTTAGGAGAACCTACTTTTAAAGTTGCTTCAGCAATAACATGACCTTTAATAGAGTCACCCGTTTTTGCTAACGGCTCAAAGTGTGGCTCACGAAGATATACAAGATCAACATAAGCATCATTAAATACAACCATCTTATCAGCAGGTACATGTTTAGATAGAACAAACTGTAAATTTCCATAATTTGTTGCTATTTCATCTACAATTAAACCGAATGAATTTGTCTTATGTTGGTAAGAGTAACGGTCTTTATAGATAGTATCAATTTGCTCCTTAATGTCTGCCCCTACAAGTGCATAGAACGAACCTTCAGCAAGGTCTTGATTCCAAAGATTACGCATAACCTCTTTAACGTGTTCTTCTGTAACATCACCAGTCACATCTACTGCGTTAGATGAATCAGCAAATTGAATTAATCCACTCAATTGACGTTTAAATGGAGTAGTAGAACCATCATTTCTAAGCCCATTGATTAATTTTTTCTCAATATTAATTTTTAACTCAAGCAGACGGTCATTAACTTCCTCTGCAAATTGATTAGATTTCATGGATAAAGCCGTTCCAGAAATACTTGCACCCTTTTTGAAAATCTCCAGAATGTTGTTTAATTCTGCTCTTGCAGTTTCGAAGAACTCTGTAGTGTCTGCACCTTCCACTGCACTTAAATCTTCTGTGTTGTCCAATGTCTTTTCTCTGAATGAATAAACTGTACTAAGCGCTTTCTCAATGTTTCCTTTTGCCATCAACATTGAAGTTAATGGAGTTGCTTGTACACCAATTAGTGCAATCTCTTTTGCCAATGAAATACTCTCAGCATCCGTAAAATTAGTTGATTTAAACATATAATTTCCCCCTATAGTTTTTTATTTAAAAATTTTAGATAACTTGCTGCCAATCATACCAACCGTATTTCCATCTTTCTCAAACTTTGAATATGGATCTGTGTGCTTATGATCATTTGGCTTATATGAGTTGTCTATTTTCATTTCACCAAGTAGTGATTGAAAAGCACTCATCTTTCCCTTTAAATCATCTACACTCTCAACAACAAAAAAATCAGCAAACTTTTCGAGTCCTGCTGACTTCAATTCAAGAGACACTTCTTTTTTAAATAACTCTTGCTGTTTAATTTGGATTGCCTTTTCCTCATCTGTTAAATCCTTTGGCTTAAACTGTAATAGGCTATCACGTTCAGTCACCAATGGATTTAAGACTTCATCATTCCATTTTGTGCGTTCTTGTTGCAACAAATCATCGACTTGTTCCTGTGTGAATACTTGATCTGACATTTGTTAATTACCTCCAATTATTATTATTTGTTTATTGTAAAGCAGTAATTTGCTTTTCCAATCGTTCAATGGCTTGGACAATTCTGTCCTGTGATTGATTTTGCTTGTTAATTTGATCTAGCAACTTTGCTTCTCGTTGCTTAGATTCTTTACGACTATCAGCAAAGAGCCAGACAAACAAGATAGCAAAAATCCCTTGCGAGATTATCATCTCAATTGGAATACCTCCAACATCCATTTAATCCACCTCCTGATTCAAAATGATGAGTAAAAAAGAAACAAAAAAAGAGCAGACATTATATCTGCTCACAGAAAATGGAGGTAATAAATTTGATGAAACTATGTACAGAGAAGGGGAGATACCCTTCATTAGTATTACTGCAAGCAATATGACTAATGAAAAATGTCTCCTCAATTCTTAAAGTGAAATTATTGGTTTGTATTCATTTATTTTGTCAACATAGTTAAATAAATACCCCTGTATAAAATATAGTGATAAGTCCGATGATAATTATAGTTTTTTGGCAGGGTATACTTTAGTCCCCTTAAATACTATTAAGAAATATTCCCTTCAATCCCTTATGTACCAACGCTTAACAGTGGTTTCTAGATAAAATTTATGAGAGCGAAAGGAGACTCATCCCTTGTGTATCAAGGGTTTGTGGTTTTTTCTAAACCGCTAGTTTTTCTCTACCATTAGTAACAGAAAAACTAAAAATGCTGTAAACCCTTGTGGGAGTTTGGATTACGGGTTCGCCAAACTTCAAAATATTATTTTTGATGATATTTCCCTAAAAGACGATTATCTCAAAATTCAATGAAGCCTCTATATGTATTGGTGTATAAGAGGTCACAGAAGTACTAGAATAGTTCATGATGTTATTCTGCGTTACACTTCCTTACCATTAGTAACAGAAAAACTAAAAATGCTGTAAGACCTTGTGAGAGTATGAGTGATCGAGTTGTTCTGAATATACACAGTGCTATTTCTATACTTTCCCTTAAAGGCTATTATCGATTTATAGTAGAAAAACGACTCAACCATTGCCGTATATAGGATCGTCCTACAGCACTATATTTTAAACATGTTCTATTTCAAAATTTCTATATCATTAGTAACAAGAAAATTAAAAACGCTGTAATCCCTTGTGAGACTTAGTAACTCACCCTGTCTCATTTTCGCTAGTGACTCTTTCCCTAAAAGACTATTATCTCCCTCGATTGAAATGTGGCTTAAACCTTGCCGTATCAATATTGTATCCATGTACATATATTGTTAGGTGGTTCATTTTATCGAGGAATTGTATTTCTATATCATTAGTAACAGGAAAAACAAAATCCAAATTGGAAGTTGACTTCTAATCATTAGTAACAGAAAAACTAAAAATGCCGTAATCCTATGTGGGAGTTGAGATGTAGGATTTTCAAATACCGTTACATTAATTATTGCTAATACTCCCCTTTAAACACCATTAAGGAAAAATGGCGGAATTCGTTGGTACATAAGGGATTGTACTCATTTAGATATATTATTAGATAGGTGCAATCTCTTAAGAACTCAGTTATATCAAGGGATACGAGCGTTTTCTAAACGTCGACTTAGATCACGCTGTCTTTACCATTAGTAACAGAAAAAACAGAAATGCTGTAAAGCATTGGGGCAGTAAGGATATAGTAACTCTTTCGAATAGGTAGTAGTATTTACTCTCTTTCCCTAAAAGACTATTATCTCTTTTTAAAAGAATGTGGAATAAACGTTGATATAGAGGTAAATCTATTGAACCGTTTTCTATCACCTGTGTTCGTTTTCGCTAGTTTGTTTTCTTTATCATTAGTAACAAGAAAATCAAAAATTAAGGGAAGCGTTGCAGGAGTAAGAGAAAAGAGGGGTCTCTAAAACTTCACACGACATCATGGGATTGTTCTTTATTTTATGCCAAAATAAAAAAGCAGGAAGTTAATCCTGCTCACTTTTAACTCTCATCTTCGTCATTATCAAAGAATTGCTCTACTGACACATCATAATCGTGGATTTTAATATCTGAATCTTTAAGTGATTGTTCTTCACACCACTTTTCAAAACGATGAACAATAATTTCTAGTGCTTCAGTTACCACTTTACCCTCGGCATTTGTTGATACTGCAAATGTAATAGTTCCGTAACCTTCAATATTAGACATTTCAAATTACCTCCATTTTTTCTGTTTGAGTTCCATCAAAAAACGATAAGATATAGTCACGTTGTAGTTTTAACAAACGAATCTGCTTCTGAATTACACTCTTAGATGAATCAGATAGGTTATGACGATGAACCAGTAAATCACGTTGTAATTGTGTTGTACGGTGCGTAATTTTAACAAGGTTTTCAGCAGTTTCTTTATCCTGCATGGCTAGAAAAACGGTACGACTAGAGTAGTTTGACATAGTACATTCCTCCTTAAATGTCCAATGAATTTAATGGGCTGTATTTTTCTGCTTGATCTCTCAATGCCGTACCCCACAAGGCTACATAACGCATAGTCATATCGAGTTTAGAGTGACCAAGTAATTTTTGTAATGTAAATACATCCATACCAGCCATTAGACATCGGTGAGCAAATGAGTGACGGAAGGTGTGTGCCGACAATCTGCAATTTTTAAAGTTCATTATAGCCTTTAAACGCTGAAATATTTGCTTACCAGCACTTGTTGTCATCTTATGGTTGAGTGAATTAGTGAATACATATTGTGGTTCGAATCTGAAATGATTATCTACATAGTGTTTGTATGCAAGTAGTTCCTTTGTTAATTTGTCAGTGATAGGGATACTTCTTGACTGTCTCTTTTTACCAAAAACAACAATAGTACCAGTATCTAAATCTACATCAGACCACTTGAGATTACACATTTCCCCTAATCGTACACCTGTAGCAAGCAGAAATATAATAATTGTATGATCACGATAAGCAAAAAATGATTTATCTCTGCCTTTTAATCGTCTGTAATAGGCTAACATCTGTCTAATTTGCTCATCTGAAAATACTTCAATTTGAACATCTTCACGAACATAAGAGATTTTCTTCATGGGGTTCTTTGCTTCTATAATGACTTCACATGAGAACATAAAATTGAAGAAGGATTTAAGCGTTCTGATTCTGCTATTCCTAGTTGATGGTGCATCATTTTGAAAATTCATCAAAAAGGATTTAACATGATTTGAAGTAACTTCTTCTACATTGATAACTTCATTTTCAGTCATATAGTTGTTAAATTGATTAAACTGTTGCTCATACCGCCTAATGGTATGCTCTGAAACATTCATGAATTTTCGCTCATTAATAAACTCATCTATACCAAATTTCAAATGCAAAAAAGACCACCCCTAACTTAAATTTTCATTTAAATTAGAAAGTAGTCTTATAAGATAATTATGTAATTCACCTTAACCACTTTTACAGGAAAGTAATTAATATGTGATATTCCCTTATTTGGTGACTCGGACTGGGTTCGAACCAGCGACCCCCACCCTGTCAAGATGGTGCTCTCCCACTGAGCTACCGAGTCAGGTAACATATAAAAATATAGCATTAACGACATTACATTGTCAATTAGCTGTAATAGGATTTTATAATGAAACTCAAAATAAAAGGAAAATTAAAATAGAAAAGAAATAGAATGAAAATGAACATAAAGAAGAAAATGAAGAAAAAGATGAGTAAAAAGGTGCTCTAATCAAGTACTTTTCTTTTTAATGTTTTTTTGGAAAAATTTTCACGTATTTAGAGACAATATACCTATCTCTATAGTAAAATTTAACTAATAAATATTTAAATATTTGGGGGGAAAGATTTGATTATTTGTAAAAAATGTAATGCTGAATTGCAAGATGGAAGTATTTTCTGCAACAAATGTGGGGCAAATTTATCTGAAAAGAAAAATCATCTGTTCAAGCCAAATCTTAAATTAATCATTCCTAGTATAGGTGGGTTAATTCTTATAGGACTGATACTATTTTTACTAATTGGTAATAATCCTATCTCTCAATTCCAAAAAGCAATTCAAGTAAACAACTATGTAGAAGCAAATGAAATTTATGAAAATGAGATACAAGGAAATTTACAGAAAGAAAAGGACTTAGAAGTAATACTTAAAGAGGACTTAGAAGATATTAAGAAAAGATTTATTGCAGGTGAAAATGACTACAGTTCTACAACTACAAAACTGGAAACTATACAAAAAACGGAACTTCTTAAATCAGAGGTAAGTGCTTTACTATCTTATATTAACAAACTAAACAATTCTAGGACTGCCTTTCAAACAGGTGAAGAACTATTAAAAAACAATAATATTAAAGATGCTTTAGTAGAATATAAGAAAGTTGTAGAAGAAGATGAAAATTACTCTAGGGCTCAAGATTTAATTAAAGATAAATCAAATGAATATAAGATTACTGTATTAACCGAGAGTGAACAGAAGGCTTCTGAGCTTAATTATACTGAAGCAATTGATTTGCTGAATGATGCATTGAAAATTATTCCAGGTGATTCTGATCTTGAAGCCAAGAGAACTGTATTTGAGAAACAGAATGAGGAAAAGTTGATCGCTGAGAGAAGAGAGAAAATGGAGGAGACAAGAACACAACAAGAAGTTGAAGTTCAGTCGGCTGGTATAGTAATTCAGAGTACGGAATACAAATCACTATATCCAGATATGATACAAGTAATTGTACATAATAATACAGATAAAACAGTTAAAAGTATGCTAGTATCAATGTTAGGATTTGATACAAATGGATTGCCAGTAAAAATTGAACGGAGATTTGGTAATTCCTCCTTTGAATTTATCGGTATGGCTGATAATGTAAATATTATATCAAATGCTACATTCGGCAAAGATAACGGCTGGGAAGTTGATAAGTCTCATGGTATAAAAACTGTTCTTGCTTGTGTTAAAGAGGTTGAGTATTATGATGGGACTAAATGGGAAAACCCGTATTATGAATATTGGGTTGAGGAATATAAAGAGAAACCTTTAACAAATTAATATTGCGAACAACTATAGAGCCTACCATTAGGTGGGTTTTTATTATTTCTTCTTACGTAGTAGTCAATGCATGGCGAATCTCTTTATTACTAATTTTTAAGGAGGTTTTCAAAAATGAAGTATCAAAATATCCTGTTCTATTTTGCTTCGTCTTATCGATCATCACTAAATATATCATTCAAGGAGGTTTTACCTATGACAAATTTAGAATGTCTACAACTTGAAACTAAGGGGATTACACTACTGAGCAATGAATTAGGAGTCTCTATCTCATGGAATCAGATTAGCGCCTAG